TCTGTAGCGTTTGTAAGGTCTTTTGTTGATTTGACTTCCTTATCTAAAATAGGAATATATTTTTTTCCTCCTTCTGTTAATTCGTCTTCCTGACCTTTCAAAGAGCCTCTTCTAACACCTAGTTTTAATAATGCAGCATTTGCATCGTCAACTACTTTTTGTTCTTGCTCAATTGTTTCTCTTAAATCTCCACGTTCTCTTAAAGCTTCTTGCATTCCCCTCCAAATACCTTTATCAACTAATCTTTGAGCTTCGGCACGTGCCTGATTTATTTTTACTTCTGCTTCAAATTTCTTAGCTGTTTGTTGGTCAATATAAATTTGATTTTTCTTCAATTTATAACGGTTGTATTGTAAATCAATGTAATCTTGAACTGCATCATTTAATGAAGATTGAAACGCTGTTTCGTCACTTAGATTTTTTAACGTTGTTCCGTATGTTCCGTTTATTTCTTTGATTAATTTTCTTCTATCCTCGCTATTTTTATTAGTTGCTTTCAATTGGTAAATCAATGCGGAAAATTCTCCACTTTCTGTAGATACAAATTCTATTGTTTTTTTAGATTCTTCATTTGCTCTTTGTTCAGCCTCAGCACGTTTTTTAGTAGCCAATTCAGCTTCTTCATTTCCGCTAACTAAACTATAAATACCGTATGCAAGTGCTGCGATACCTGCGATAATAGCCACTATTGGAAGTGCTTTCATAGCCTTACCAAGTCCACTTGTAGCCACTGTTGCCGCCTCAGTAGCTACCGTTTGCGTAGTTGTAACCGTAGTATCTACAACCTTAGCACTAGTAAACAATCCCATTTTTGTAGCCGCTGCAATAAAAGCCGCTTTAATTTCAGTCACGGTGTCACCTAATGCACCTAAACTCGTCAAGGCTTCACTCATTGCGGCTAATTGTTGGAGTTTTAACATCGCTTGCATTGCACCCTCCGATTCAATGCCGAACAACCCCATTGCTCCCGTCATTCCGGCAAATGCATCTATACCAACTTTACCTGCTTTCGCTATTCCATTACCTAAATTCTCAACAGCCGAACCCGCAGTGGATTTAATAACGGCATTAGTATCCATTATAGTGTCCTTAAGGTTACCAGCATCGATTGACATTTGGCGAAATCTAGGGTCGCTAGAATCCATATTTTGAAGTGCCACAGTCATTTCACGTAACTGCTGCTTAAGCCCTTTGGTTGCTTGTTCGTAATTACCTACATTTCTGAAACTATCCCCTACTGTTTTATCAATGCCTTTCAATTCAGCATCTGCAATATTTACCGCTGCTGCAACCTCTTTATATTGTGTTTCAAGTGCTGCATAAGCTGCCGTATTTGTTTTTCCTGCCTTTTCGGACGCTAACATCTGAGCAAGTAATTCTTTAGCTTGAATCTTAATAACTCTTGTACTTGCTTCAAGTTGTTTGTAAGCACTGGCTTCATTAATAGCCGCTTTCGATGCCTTTTCAGTTGCTTTGGCTTTGTCGTTTTCGCTTTTCGCTATTGCGTTATTTGTCTTAATTTGCTCCTGCGCTAACTTTTGTTTCTTGATTTCAATATCTACAAGTGCTTTATCAGCAGCCGCAACGTCCTTTGTCGCTTGCGCAAGTACTTTATCAATTTGAATAGATTTATTCTTTGCATCGTTCGCCTTTTGAGTTGCTGTAACGAATGAATTTATGCCTTTTGTATTGCCAAAATCAGCAGTTGATAAGTCCTTTTTTAGGTTACCTGCAAGTTTTTTAACCTCTGCATCAATCTCTTGAAACGATAAAATAGTTTTTTCCGCACTTTGTCTTATTCCTAAAAATATATCTTCCTCTTGAAATATATCACTTGCGCTTATTTTCTTTGCCATATTCCTCTATTAAATTAAAATATTCTTTTGTCGTTATTGCTTTAACATTTATCCAACTTCCTAACCATTTACTCAAATGAATTAACGATTGTTCGATTGTTACTCCACTACCTTTATTATTCAACATAGCGTCTAAATTCGCTATTTGCATTTCAATTTCTGTTAATTTAAAACGTTCTCTTGTCACTATAAAGTCAACTTCTAACAACGCTTTTTTCTTCATTGCGTTAAGCAGCTTTTTGTACATATCTGATAGCCCATATTCAGCAATGTAACTATCATAAATCCTTTGCCACGCTTCAATATCTTCCTCTTCTGTGCCGTTTTTATCTCTTCTAACGTACGTTAATTCGTTCGATGTACATTTTATCCAATTATGTAATGGAAGTTCGTCAATAGCCTCGTAATAATCGGAGGCTTTCGGTATAGTATTTTTCTTTGAGCTCTTTGATAAGTTTAATTTTACTCTCGTCAGTAAGCCCAAGAATTTTGTCCGTAAATCTTTCAAGTAAATCCGTGCCATCGTCTTTTATTCCGTCTGCATTAATAATTATTCCGTCAGGCAATACCTCCATCATAAATGATTTATAGAAGTCACCAGTGTCTTTAAGTGTATAAGGTGTATTGGCTACCTTTTCGGGGTTGTAAACGGTTTCAGTTACGATTGAATAACGCCCGATAACCTGGTCATCTTCGTTAACTCCTTGTTCAAATAGTTGGTCAATACGTATAAAATCGAGAACTTTTGTCTTGAATTTCATATCTGAGAACACATAAAACCATATTTCACGCTGCGAAAGTGCCTTGCTTCGCTCCATCAAATCACCCAAAACAGTATCCATTAACCCCATTAGCACAAAGTTACAATAAAAAAAGGGTGCAACCGTAGCCACACCCTAATTTATCCTTTCTAAAGATAGTTATTACTTCTTGTTTGAACGCTTCTTAACACCTTTATTTGCCAAATCAAACGCTACCTTTACCACGTTGGGCTTGATATGCTTGAACAACAAATAAGCGTCTTTCAAAGATTTGTCAGTCAATTGCTCAACTGCAAATTGTGTGCTCCCTACTTGAACGTACATTATACTTCAGTGTAAGATACTTCACCGTCAAATCCTGCTTTAGATACACTCAAAATCATTGAATCACCAGTTCCCGGAGTTGTATAAGTAGCAACATATTCACCGATTGTACTCAAACTTTCAGTAACCGTTAAAGGCGTTACAGCAACTCCATTAGCAGTTAAAGTCCAATCAACAGAAAGTGCACCACTGTATGAAATCGGGTTTAAAGCCGTTCCATAATCTAAAGCCGCTGTGAAAGTCAAAGAACCTGCAGCAATAGTAACAGCTATTAAATTCACATCGATAAGACCTGTTAAGTCATTAAAGTTAATACCCGCTTCAGTTGGCGTAATCATATACATAGTTGACTCATCGAATAAACGGTCAAAGTCAAAGCCTAACATAATCTTTTGCGTAGTTGAATCAGTCGCAAATGTGAATGTCGGGTTGAAACTTGGGTTGTCTACAGCGATAGGGTACAAAGCATCACCTACTTTTGAACCTACTAAATTACCATTGATGTCAACGATATACACACCGAAATCTACACAACGATTGTTTTGAAGTTTACCTAACAATGTTGGAGTTGAATCATCAGCCCAAAGTTCACCTGCAAAACTTCTTTTACCTTGACGTAAAAACACCATTCTACCACTATTAGCCTCTTCGAATTGAGAATCAGCTTTAGGCATTTCAACATTTTCGAAGTTTGGAAGTGGGAACCATCTTTTTGTAGCATCTACTTCGTTGATTAAATCCGCCCACGTTGGAAGTGGTGAAGTCAAATCAATAAAATTTGCTGTTCCATCAGCCCCAAATAAAGGGACCATTATCAACTTACTTGTTACACTCTGAAGTGGTACGCAATTTGGTCTTCCCGTGTTGCTTAATCCGCTTGCGCAATTACATCCTATACTCATTTTTTTTTGTTTTAATTAATTAACATTTACAATTTTCCTTATACTTTGTGAGCGTAATTCTTAACTCTACCCCCGATAAATTTGCGTCTAAAATGTTCTGAAACATTCCGTTTTCTTGTTCAACACCGAACCTCGTAAATTCGATAATCTCCCAATCTTCAATGGTTTTAAAATTTCTATTTCTGTTTATGGTCTCAATAAACTCTTTCGCTAGCTGTTCCATTGGGTAAACAACTTGCGTAATATGGTCCGCAGTGTAATAATTCGCTACATCGGTTTCATCTAAAAAGAAGATACGCACTGAACTTTCAATGTCGATAGTGCTTTCACGCCCAAATTGTTTGTAATTCAAAGAACCAAGCAGCCAAATAATTGGCGTTTTCGCCGTGACATCGTTACTTAAGATAGTCCATTCTCTGTTGGTTGCCTTTTTAGTTCCGTGAATAAAAAATGGTCGTGGTAAATAAATTACACCGTTCAAACCTATCAAATCTCGATTCTCAGTTACTAAATAATTATTCTCATCAATTTCAGTGATTAAAAACTCGTCACTATTTAAATCAGTAACTGTTTTTCCAACACGCGCCCATTTAGTGTTACAACTTAATGTTTTATCAACATCAAATGTTCCATCAATAGTTGAATCCATCTGAGAAACAACATTAGCAATAATAGTTGATAGTTCATTAATCATATCCAGTATGCTGTTTGTTTCTGAAAACCATTAAAAGTATTGAAGTGACCCTTCCCGATATACGTTACCGTAAACGTTCCGAGACCATCGCCACCCGTTACCGTTACCACTTCGTTAAGTTGATAATTGCTGCCTGCTGCGTTAACTGTTCCTGACTCGATTAAACTACCATCTGTTAAGATATCAAGCGTCAACCCACTACCAAACGTAGCAGTCGTTGGAACGTTCAAAGCATCTAAATAAGTACTACCGGCATTCAATAGCTCAACTGTGACCGCTTGACCCGTTACAGCATTCATATTTACTTGTATGTACGTTTGAATAGCCTTGTAACTTCGAATAGCCTCATTATAACGTGCGTAAATCATAGAGTACAACGTGCTAACTGGCTCTGAATTCTCACTAATTGGTCGAACATTTCCGTACGGGGTCATTTGATTGATTAAATCTTTCGAGTATTCAAAGTAAATGAAGCCTTTCAACATCTCTTTTATACCATCTGAAATAATCAATTGTCTAAACGTTAAATTCTCATAGAACGGATTGAATACCTTTAGGAAGTTAGGTGATTGAGGCACGTTTGCCAACAAGTCATCTGCGAATTCAGTGTATAAATTAGCCCCGAATAGTTCGATTAAATAACGCTTTTCATACTTGTCGATATAGTCCTGCAATTTAACAGTATCATACATACCAGTACTTAGTTGATATTTGCCCGTAAAGTCAGAAATAGTTACAATCATTGCTTATTTTTTTAGTTTTCCGAAACCTCTTTTCAAGAATTGCTTAAGCATCTCACCGCTAATTTTGAAGATTGCGCCCTTAGGTAAGTGCTTAGATTGTCCGTTACCTTCAAATTCATAAATCACCTTGTCATCAAATTCAATAGTTGCTCGAACACCTTCACTATCCTTTTCATAATGCACGTCAATAATTCGAGTATCAAGGTCGATTTCTGTTCCTGTAACATCTCTTTTCACTGTCAATTCGGCATCGTTAACGTTTAATTTAACGTTTAAATCCTTTTTTTTACGAGTCTTTCTTTCCATTGTGCAAATTTAAAAGGGGGGTCAAGAATATCAACCCCCGTTATTTTTTAATTATACTGCCAATGCAGCAATTGCAGTAGCGATATTCCCATCAACGAATGCAGGATAATCGTTTTCCTTAACATATTGAACCAAACGAGCCTCAGCAAGGATAGTAACCATGTTACGTTGGAAGTCATCATTTACATAACCAACTTGTACGTTCATAGCCTCACGCATTCTTACGTTTGACTTAGTGAAATCACCAACCAAGAAAGTACCTGCAACCATATTAGTAGTTGAAACAACGATAAGATTAGCCACTCTATTAACGTCCATCAAAAACATAGGGTAAGTATACTCACCAGTCGCAGTTTTCGTCAATTGCATTGCAGCAACATCAGCAGGATTCAAAACAACGTGTGTTGGTTCGAAGTTAGCGTTTTGGATTTGTGAAATAGCGACTCTAATAACATCTGAGATGTTTGGAGTAACAACTGTTCCTGCAAAAGTACCAGCAGAGAAAGTAACTGAATTTGTTAAGATACCATTGATACCACCAACTGCACCGTTCAACAAAGCATCTTCTATAGCTTGGTCAATAGAAGCCATTAAGTCCGTGTTGATTTCCGATTGAACGAAAGATAAATCAGCAAGCATTTCCTTAGAAATCTTTACTGTTCCTGCGATTTTCTTAACCTCTTCAGAGATTTCTTCGTAAGAAGGTTGTCCCGAAATTTTACTACCTGCTTCGTCTACCCATTCAGAAACTGTTTGAACTTTTTGAGAGATATAAGTAACAAACTTAGAGTTTGTGATACCCATATTAACGATGTCACGAATCTTGATTATCGGACGAGCAATTTTAGATACTCCAGCTTCCAATGTAGACAATGCGATGTTACCCGTATAGTCACCATCAATTGTAGTGTCGTAAAGAGCTTTAGTCTCTAAAGACATCATACCGCCTTTTTCAGCAGTTTCTTTGATTTTGTCAATGTTAGAAACATACGCTTGAGAAATAGCCTCACCTAATGAACGTGGTTTACGCTCAGATTTGAAACCTTTTTCAGAGATAGCCTCCATTTTACCCTCGAATCTAGCTATTGCTTTTTCGATTTCTTGAGACTTAACCTCTAATGCTTTTAGAGCGTCTACATCATTCTTAAGACCGTCAAAGTCTCCTTTAGTTGGCATTGTAGCCAAAGTTGCATTGAACTTTTCGTTGATTTTATCAACTACTTGTTCTGGTGTTAAATTTTCCATACTTTTTTTTTGTTTTTAGTTAAAATTTGTTTATTACTTCACTCCAATCAAATAGTTTCGGTGCTGTTATTGGCTCGATAATTGGCGAATGTTCTTTTACGAACGGTTCACTTTTTGCGAGTATAAGCATTTGACTATTCAAATATTTTAATTTCATTTCCATTTCGTAAAGGCGTTCATCACTTCCCTTACCATTTGCGAGACCTTTGATAAGCAAATCAATATCGTTTGAGATTTTAACCGCCTTATCAATCTTATCTTCTGACTTCATTACGTCAACTACATTCGTTTCGCTATTTGCTCCAAACGTTACAGCAGAACCTTCGTATAATTTCAACTCCGATATTTGATAGTAACCTTGTGACGGTAAAGTGCTGTCATCAATCCACTTCATTTTATCTTGAATGTATTGAAAACCGATTGAATGTTCACGAATTATTCCATCGTTGTAATCGTTCCAGGCATCCTCACCAATCGTTGAATTACCTAATTGACCAACAGCATAAAGACCTATTTCATCCTCTCCTATTTGATTGAATTTACCTATTTGCTTTTCCCAATCGTGCCATCTTAAGAATGCTATTTTACGGTTACTTGTTGAATCGGGACCTCGTTCTAAAATTGACTTGGTGAATGACCCTTTTTTAATCATATCGTTATCCGCATCGATATTATCGAACTTAGCTAAGTATATTGCTACTTGTCTTTTATCTGAGCTTATATCCTTTATTTCGGCTGCTCCTTTTGTTTGGTAATTATTTGATTTCATAGTTAAAACGTTTGAGGTGTTTGAGGTGTTTCAGGAGTTGCCGTTATCATTGATGCAGCAACAATACGGTCATATCCATAATAATTTACTAAGGTATTTACCGCTATTTCATTCGTCATTTGTCCCGTTGCAACAGCTGTATTAAGTGCGATTATACCGTTCAAACCTCCGACTGTTCCTCTAAGTTCTGTTTGCGCCTGAATAAGTCCATTTTGTTGTGCTTGTGCCTTATCAATTGGCTCTAATGTATAGCCAAATTCAGCTGCATATTGCTCTTTAGTTATAACACCATCAGTTAATAATAGGTTGTAAGCAGTCACTTTCTCAGTTAACGCTTGATATTCTGCTAATTCATCATCTTGTAACACTGGCAAATGGTCGAAACAAGCCTCTATGCGTATGCCCTCTTTATCAAGTCCTAATTGGTGACAAATTGAATCATACATCTGCTGAGTCTCAGGAATAATTGTATCGGTATAAACCATACGAATCGAGTCCTTAACATTGCTAAACGTGCTGCCTTTTTCACTTGAGAATAGATTTGCATTCATTCCGTATGCATCTATAATAGCCATCTTATCAGCTGTAAGCTCTTCAAATAGCATCAAATCTCTTGTAGGGTAACTCATCGATTGCCAATTAACTTGACTTTCAGTGATTATTATTTCGTCTTTTGAACGGTTAAACCAATCCTTTTGTATTTCGCGTTTCTCTTCAGGTGTCATTGGAATAGCCCCTCCGATATCACTATTCTGAGCCGATAAAATACCTATTGCTCCGATATTCTCTAACAGTACATTGCGCTTGTGATAACTTGCTTTGATATTACTCAATGGATATTTTAATGCATCTATTCTACTTGTAGGCTTAATGATGTTCATACCGTCAGTAGTTGTTAAATAAATAACATCTTCTATTGGCAAAGTTTCAATTTCGTTGTCATCGTACTCGAATTTATAACCGTCAATAAGACCGTTCACGTCCATTTGCTTAAGCGTTTTGCCGCTCGTTTGTATCTGTATCTTGTTTGAAGGTAACGGGACGAATAAATTACGTTGGTTAAACGCTCTTAATGGACAATAACCGAATGCATTTGAATATAAAGCATCATTAACCGATAGTGAATATACAACATCCGACCAACTTTGTACTGGGTTTGGTCGATTAACCATATCTAAAAACCAATGTTCAGTGATTTCAACATTATCTTTATCGTATAGTTTAGGCACGTTGCTGCTCATCATTGAAGCACGCTTATCGATTACGGCTCTGAACTCAGGAATAGTTAGAAACCACTCCCACGCATTGTTAGTATCAATCCAAATGGCGTTTTTTACACCCCATACTTGGTTTTGTATAGGCTTTAAGCGGTTGAATTGGTTTATGAATCTGTTTTGTTGACCGCTGTTAACGCCAAAAAATGACTCCCAAAAATTTATCTCCATCTGAATTGATTAGAATTTAAGCAAAGTTAAGACAATTTTTTAAACATTGATTGAACAAATATAGATAATCCACTCAAGCAGTCTGGAGCATCGTCATTCTTGTTCTTACCTTCCTTGCTAAATGATAGTACATTTTGGATAAATAGCTCACTTTGATTGTCACCATTGCGTATAAAAATCATAGAATTCATTACGTGAGCACTCGCCATTATTATGCGTGTTATCTTGTTTTGCGTGTTATGTACTTGTAGTGTTTTCGTCCTTGTTAACGTTCTAAGTTGACGTTCAAACATTGCGCCCATACTATTCGATTCTACCCTACAATAGCTTACGTTCCATTTATCCAACATTGCAGCCGTTTGTGGTATCGTTATATCGGTATTATCCCTGGTCATTAAATAATCCACAATAAACAGCTGTTTCTTCACAATTGCGCAAATTGCAACAGACGTATAATCAGTGCCTTGGTCACTAACGTCCACGTAGCCAAGACAACCCTCAATAGGGTTTGATTTCGTGATTTCAGCAAACTCCTCTTTTGATAAGAAATTAAGGTTATTAAACAACCGTCCTTTCATATCTACGGGTTGCTGTTGGTATTCTGCTTCCCATATTTCAGGAGCTGTACGCTTCTTTTTTTCTATGTATTCAGCTGTTGTTAGCACGTCCTCACAAAACGATTGCCCTGCATCGTTCATTGCGCTTACAATAATCGATTTATCGTATATCTTTGACTCAATATTGCGGCCAATTACGTCATTTAAACTCCAACGTGTGCCTATATCAATGCGTGCACAACCGCTTTCAAAACGTGAATCGTGTGTTGATTCCTTCCATTGGTTTATTCTGTCGTTTACGGTGTCGCTTAGTGCGTCCTCAATACCTCTATAAAGGTCATCCGTTATTGCAACGTTTGACGCTCCAAACCCGATAATAGTACCACCTACACCAGCACCGAAGTACCCTACTTGCTTACTCGTATTGGTATTCCAACCTTGAAGGTTTGATTTGTCATCAGATAGGCTTACATTAGGAAATATTGAACGGTATTTATCCGATTTTACGATTGCTCGAACGTCATAACTGAACTTTAAAAAGAGTGTTGCTGTGCAAGTGTTACGCATTACACTCTTAGTCGGATTTTTTCCTATCGTCCACGCACAGAATAACGAAGTAATATACGATTTACCCGCTCTAGGTGGCATTGAAACGGATAAACTTTTGATTGTTTTTTCCTCAATCTCTTGGAATGCGTCTGCTATTTCTTTAAGAAAAGGTCTGTTTACGAAAAAAGTACGGTCATAAGCCAAACAAAACTCCCAGAGTGAACGTCTTGAAAGCTCATTTCTAAGCATTCGTTTAGCGTATTCCTTACGTTCATTCATCTTCGTTTAATAAGTCCTTTAATTCATCCGTAGTGAGGTTGGATAGGTCTATTTCGGTGTTTGTTTGTTCTATTTGTTGAACGGGTGCGCCATAACCACTATTCATTAATTCTTTATATGCGCTTACGTCCCCGTCCCTTGCTTTTTTTATTAGTGCCAAAGTAATCATATCTTCTTGCGACATCGTTTCTTGTTCGCCCGTTATTGGGTTCTTAAGTGATTGATTAACCTCAAGCCATTTACGCGCTATCGTGCTTCTATTCTTAGAACCTTTCGGTCGTCCGTTTGGGTTTCCGCTTTCGCCTTGCTTAAATGGTATTAAATCTTCTTTACTCATTCTGTTTTTGTTCTGTTAATTTAATATTTCTCCATTGCGTTTTATTTCTAAACTCGGGTCTAGTTTTTTCATACGGTCAATTATTACTTGACAATATTTCGGGTCTAATTCCATACCGTAACATTTACGTTTGAGTTGGTGTGAAGCAACCATTGTTGAACCACTACCTAAAAATAAATCAAGTACTTTATCATCTGTTTTACTTGCATCTGATATTGCTTTCTCGCATAAAGGAATTGGTTTCATTGTAGGATGTAATTCATTCTTTTTAGTTCTATCAATTTGCCAAACATCCATTCCGTTTTTACCTCCGTAAAAGTTATGCTTATCAACCCATCCATAAAATATAGGTTCGTATCTACTCATATAATCAGAGTTGCTTAAAGTATGATTTCCTTTTTCCCATATTATTAGAGACCTACATTGTAATCCCGTTCTGTTCATACTTGCGAAGTACTTATCCATCCCAAGTCTATAAAATGTAATATAAAAAGCTCCTATACAAAATAATTGAATATTTGAGTTAATAGCGTCAAGGAAATCCTCTCCGTCTTTTTTAGACATCTTATCGTTCTTAATACTATCGTGTTTTGCATTATAAGTAGGTTGTGTGCCATTCTTTTTATCCCAACTAACATTACCTTGAAAATCCATTAAATAAGGCGGGTCTGTAAACACCATGTCAGCTTTATCGCCATTCATTAGCTTTGCAACAGTATCTGAACAAGTACTATCCCCACAAAGCAATCTATGCTCTCCTATTTCAAATAAATCACCCAAAACAATATCCGTTTCAATACCACCTTCAGGAACGCTGTAATCGTCTTCTTCTGCTTCGAGTTCTGTTACGCTTAAATCAATAGGTAAATCCAATCCCCAATCCTCTAATTTTTCGGTGTCCCATTCATTCGCTAAAACATCCCAGTCCCATTCTCCAAATCCTACGTTATCTTTTACAATGAATTCGTGTTTTTGCTCTTCTGTCAGGTCGTTTGCTTTGATTATAAACACTTCTTTTAACCCCGCTTCAATGCACGCTTTAAAACGCATATTTCCGCCTAAAATGATATTGTTTTCATCTACTACAATCGGTCTTATTTCCAACATTTGCGGAAAATCTTTGATTGATTGAACTAATTTTTTGAATTTGTCATCCTTAATAATTCTAGGATTGGATTTGTTAGGTATTACTTCCTTAATGGTTACTTTTTGTGTTATCATTTTTTCGTGTTTCTGTACGGTACTATTTTATTTAATAAATCCTTTCGTTTTCCGCAGTTACACGTCTTTATAACGCTCTTAACTACTTTGGCTATTCCTGTGCTTTCAAGTATATTCTCTACTGTATCACCAAGACCGATTGGATTCTTGTTCAATCCCATTTTAGATAAATAATCTAACAGTCCAATAAATGCCTAAAATCACTCCTAATGATAACACACGTGTAAATGAAGATGCCATCTCTTTTTGACCCTCAAACCAAGTGGTAATTTTTGATTGTTGTAACCACGGTAAAAAGAATAACATTGCTCTATCAATGAAGAATATTATTCCGAATATTGGCAGTAGGCTTATTCCTAACGCTACTTTTAGTTTTTTGTTCATAATTGTTTGTTTTAATGTTAAAAATACGCACAAAGTTTGTATCTCTACTCCCCTTGTGCGATACAAAACCTAAACACTAGTCAATGCAAAGGTATTAATTTTCGTTTGAATAACGTAAAAAATAAATGTAGTGTAAATGTCCTATTGATTTAGTGGTTAATATTCCTATTTCGTGTTTTCGTAGCTCCTGCTTCAATTTCCAAATGTTAATACTTTTTTGAACGCAAATCGTTGGT